ATGGTGATTTTCTGAGTCTGTTTGATCATCACTTATCCAATTCAAGGAAATAATCTATGTCGAACGCATACGGTGATATTTCTCTTGGCAATGCAGCCAAGGCAATGACCGAAGCTTTAAAGCACGCGGCGCCAATCCTGGTGCTGTCCAAACTTGCCAAGTCAATTTGGCAAGGTTTTAACGAAACCAAAACGATGAAGTTCCGGCGCATTATCCCGCTGCCATTGGCAATGACGCCGATGTCAGAAGGCGTAACGCCAACCGGTACTGACTTCCGGTATGAAAACGTGCAAGCCGATCTGCAACAGTTGGGCGACTGGATGCCGACAACTGACGTGTTATTAGACCTGCACGATCAGCCATTAGGTAAGGACATGTGGACCGCAGCCAGTGAGCAAGCCGCTCAGACTATGGAGCAGTGGATCTGGGGCAAAATCATCGCCGGTACCAGCGTGTATCGAGCAGCCAGCGTTGCAAACCGAAATCAAATCAACACGTTCCTGACCAAAGGTGCGCAGCAGGTAATCACCCGGACGCTTGCCCGTAACAAGGCTAAGAAGTGTCGGCAAATGCTTGCTGGTTCTCCAGATAACGCCACTCAGCCAATTGAAGCGGCCTACATCTGTGTGGTTCACACCGACTTGGCGCCGTCCATCCGCAAGATGGAAGGCTTCGTACCGGTTGCAAAATATGGCTCGCGCCAGGCGATCTGCGATGAAGAACTGGGCTCAGTGGATGATGTTCGTTACATCACAACCCCTTGGGCCACGCCATTCATCAATGCCGGTGCAGCGAAGGGCACTGGCGCAACCGAGTGTATGAGCACCGGTGGTACCAGCGCAGACGTTTACCCAGCCGTGTTTTTTGGCGAAGAGTCATTCGCTGCACTGTCCATCAAAGCCGGTAAAGAAGGCGGCAAAGCTTCTCCGGGTGCCGGCGGTATTCGTCCGATGGTTGTTCAGCCTAAAGCTGCAGCTGGCGATCCATTGGGTCAGCGCGGCTCGGTTGGCTGGAAGAACTACTTCCAAGCCATGATTTTGAACGAGCAATGGTTGGTCCGTGGTGAATTTGCAGCGCCGCAGAACCCGTAATTCAACTGCAGCAACAAAGCTGGCCGCCTTCGTGCGGCCTTTTTTATTCAAAATTTGAGAGATTAACATGGCCAAAAAAGTGAATGCCGGCAGTTCAAAACCAGATTACATCGCCTTTGCTCGTGACGAGTTGGGTATCAACTTACCCGAAGACATGAAGCGGGAAGATATGTATGCAGCTATTAAGTCTGAGCTGGCTAGTCAAGGTGGCAGCGAAGGCGATTTGGACGAAGAAGAAGCAGCTGCTGGCAGTAATAACTCAGGTGTAGTTCAAGGCTCCAATCTTGAACAAGCAAGCGTAATGCCTCAGGTTCTGACAGCACAACATCAACCACTGCAGGTTACTGAGCGGCAAGCTGACCCAACTCACTATACGATCAGAGTTGCCAAGCCTCCGCTCTGTACAGTGCCAGATATGGTTATTACCGCGAATGGTGTTAACACTCAGATCCATTTCAACAAACCTGTGAAAGTGTCAGCTGCAGCTTATTTTGCGCTGGTTGATGCCGTTGAACTGATCCCGGCGCACCGTGACCTGGATAGCAAAGAGTGGGTTCCCGCTCGCGAAGAGCCGCGTTTTAGTTTTGTGGTCGTTAGCGAGCACCACGAATAATGACGTTCCTAGAGCTTTGTCAGCAGGTACGGCAGCAGTCAGGGGTTTCCGGTACCGGACCTTTAACTGTTGCGGGCCAGGTAGAAATGCTTGGCAAAATTGTGTCTTGGGTAAGTCAGGTCGAGCAGAAGATTTGCAACATGAAGGATGATTGGTCCTTTTTATGGCGAATTGGTACCGTGACGATACTGGCTGGCCAGACAATTTACAGCCCTCAAGCTCTGGGCGTCCTGGATTTAAAGCGGGTAGTGAGTCTCAAAGCAAACGGTCGGAAGCTGACACAGCTGGACTATCGGCGATTCAGCGAAAGGGGATTTGATCGTCCATCGCCTACAGCTGAAACTCCAGCGAATTTCTGCATCCGACCTGATTTGCAATTTGTGTTCTATCCAACACCTGCGGCTGATTTGCAGTTAGAGGTTGAGTATTACCGGCAAGCACCTGTTTTGCGGCTGGATAGCGATCAAAGTTCAATCCCGGAGCAGTACCAGCAGATGATTGTTGATGCCGCATTGATGCGTTATGCGATGCATGACGAGGACGGGAATCTCTTTGCCGACAGTGAACAGCGTTATCAACAGGCCCTGACAGAGCTATCAAATCGGTGCCTGCCGCACTTAAAAGTCGGGGGTAGTGATGGCTATTAATTCGCTGACAATCCCTATGCGTGGTGGGCTCAATGTTGCCGTTTCAGATCATGAATTGGCAGCCGGTGAATGCTCAATTCTGGATAACTACGAAATTACTGTGACTGGCCGGTATTCGACGACCCAGGGGTATGAGCGTACCGATGGCAGTCCGCTGGCTTCGCAGGTTGTTATTGCTGATTTACCGGGTTTTCCCTTTGATGATATCAGCCAGATGATTTTGGCCGTGCTATCAGCTCAAGCTGTTCGGCGCCAGCAAATTCTTCCAGTGCCTGGCACCGGGCCGGTATTAGGGGTTTTTCAGTTCTCTGGTGTTTTGTATGCCTTTCGGGATAACGAGAGCGGCACAAAAGCCAGGTTGTGCAAAGCAACGAATACAGGGTGGCAGTTAGTAAGCACACCCGAGCTTGCCCCGGGCGGTCGCTATGAGTTTGTCGATGCTAATTTTGCCGGCTCATCAGGTACCGCAGAAGTGATTGGGGTCGATGGTAAAAACAAAGCGTTCAGGTTTAACGGCACTTCATTCGTGCAAATCACAAGTCCTATGCCCATTGACCAGCCGACTCATGCGGCGGTGCTGGCGAGCCAGGTGCTCTTATTGTCGTTTCGCGGAGGCTCGCTTTTATTTAGTGGCGTTGGTGAGCCCACCAAGTTCAGTCCAGTCGATGGTGGTGGTGAAATTGCTGTTGGCCAAGAGATAGCTGCGATCGCGGTTCAAGCTGATGCGACAACTGCGATTCTATGCCGGAACAAAACTTTCATGCTGTATGGAAGCAGTAAGCAAGATTTCCAGCTGAAATTATTGGCTGACCGTGCCGGTGCTATTGTCGGTTCAATTCAGACCATGGGCGCATCAATTTATATGGATGATCGCGGCCTGACCCGATTAGAGCGTGTGCAGCAGTTCGGTGATTTTGATGCTGCAACCATCAGTCAGAAAGTTGAACCGATTTTGTCATACCGGTTAAATGACATCACATGCAGCCTGGTGCTGAGAGCAAAAAACCAGTACAGGATTTATTTTGCTGATAACACTGCGTTGTGCGTAACGTTCGCTGGCGCTGAGCTGGTTGGATTCTCGACATTAAGTTATCCCACAAAAATCGTTTGTGCGTGGTCTGGTGAGGACCAAAACGGTAAAGAGGTCGCCTATGCCGGTGGCGCCGATGGTTATGTTTACAAGCTCAACTCAGGTAATAGTTTTGATGGCTTGCCGATTCTGACTCAATTACAAACCGGCTTTATGTCTTTTGGTTCGCCTGAACAAAAAAAACGCTGGCATAAACTTGTGCTGGAAGCCGAATCAGTAACGCAAGTCCAAACCCAAACTTCAGTCTTTTATGATTTTGCGGATCCGAATGTGCCACTTGCTGATTTGATGTTGGGCTCAGGAAGTAAGTGGGACATGTCGCAGTGGGATCTTGCTGTTTGGGGCGGTTCGTCTGTTTCTTGGACGGATCAATACATCAGCGGTGTCAGCCGCAATATCGCTATCAACATCCAGTCATCCACTGATTTTTATCCGCCACACATCATCAGCCAGATGTTTATCCATGCAAGCCCTAGAGGTCGCCGAAGATGAGCAATCCGTTTTTACCATGGCAGTTTCAGTCGCCTTATATCCCGGCCACCATTATCCGTGCTCAGCTGGTGAATCCCAATTTCAACGGTATTAGCGTTAGTTTTCGTTATGTTGCGGATGAACTGAATAAATACCGGCCGAGATTGCCGGAGAACTTCACAGGGAATAACTTCATCCCGCAAATGCCTTACAACAATACATTGCTGGGCATCAATGCAGAGGGGAACATGACGTTGTTTAACGTCGAAAGTTTCAAACTGGCCTCGGCAAATGAATTATCCATAGTAAAAACTGCAGCAGCGACAGTGAATATCAGCGGTGATAGCCATGGACAATGGATTGTCTTTGAGCAAAGTGCGCTGGCTGAACATAACGTTGTTGTCGGGATGGCCGTTGCTGATGTCGCAGGGTCACCAACCGAGCGGGCAGGTACCTGTGTCATCATCACTCAACTATCGGACAAGCCGGTAAACATACTGGCAGCTCCGGGAATTACGTTGAAAAGTGCAGGCTTACTTAACCGGCCTTTTGCACAGAATTCGACGATTACGTTGATGGCGTTGGATGTCAGCACCTGGGTACTCGGTGGTGATTTGGCGATTGAAGGCGCAGATCTTGGCTAACGTTTTTGGTCATATTTTTGCAGCCCTGCAAAGTGGGGCGCGGCGGCCGACGGTTGAGCGTGAAAATCGTGCAATAGTATCTTTTATGTACCCGATGATACTTCAACCTGATGAAGCTGTTTTAAATATGCCGGT